GTACGGGGCATAAAACGAAACGTACATAATACGAGGATGCCGTGAAATCGTGATTGGCGTTGATTGATAAGGGGTTATGGGCGTAAAAGAACATTGGGCGAAAAAAAAACGAAGCGTATATAATGTAACATTGATGCGACATTCGTGTTACATGCGAAGGGTGGATGGTGGGGTTTGATGGGGCGAAATGTTACATGGAGATGATTTAGGGGCGTTTTTGGGCTGTTTTTAGGTGCTTTGGGGCGTTTTCTTTGCGGCCTTGTGGTGTTTTCTTGGTGGCTTGGGGATGGTGCTTGGATGGTTGTTAATGGATGTAAGAGTGAAGGGGGATTGTGCTTTTTCACTCTTTTTTATTGGTGCTTTTCGTTTTTTCCTTTTATCGAAATGTTCTATATAAGTATTATTTGGTATATTTGCATTGAAAAGTGCCGTTATCTGGCAAAGGTTAACCGAATAAATAAAGGAGACGATATGGCGAAGGTTATACATGTGCACTTGTTGCAACAGATTGATGGCGTAAAGCGGCGTGACTGGTATTTCAGCAGCTTATCGGCCGTGTTCACCGTATTCACCCCTGAACAGGTGGGCGTGACAAAGAATTATCTGCTGCACGCGGGGTTGTCGGGAGGTGGCGTAATCATCAATAAACGCGCTGTTATACGGCAATCTACGCTTATCGGTTGCAGTCGCGGGTGAGTGCTTGGAATGGTGTTTTTAGGGCATTAGAACGCCATTAGAGGGGTGTTTTGGTGTGTATGACTATTGGGCGGCTTTCGGGCCGCTTTTTTTGTGCCTTTTCGGGTCGATTTTAGGTCTTTTTTGGGTTAGGAGGGACATTAGGGGGGACAGTTAGGGGGGACAAAATAAAAAGTTAGGGGGGACAAAAACGCGTATTTGCCTGGCTAGTGTTGAAGCGGAGTTAAATACCCTGTTCGTGTGTTTCGGGGCAAAAACGTGTGAATTGATGTTGAGTTAAAACCCCGCCCTTTTAAGCGTTGCCGTTTTGATACATGTTGATAATCAGACATTTAGTGTTTTACTGTCTATTTCTGAAGGAGGGGACGCCTAAAAAGGGGTGCGGGGGCGTGCCGGGAGGAGGTGGGGAGGGGCGTTGAGAGGGGTTTTAGATGAGAATTATCAACTATTCAGCGCGTACTATCCCCTTAACGAGTGCGACATGGTAGAAATGCGACTTGTGGAGCTGAAAGGGAGGGTATTCTGGGTTGTCTGATACGATGAGTAAGTGGTCGTTGTCTTCTCCTTGTCGAATACGTTTCAGAAGAGCCCCTTGGTTGGTATCAATAATATAAGGCCTATTCCATTGAAAGAATATATCTTGCATTGGTACGACCTGGCATGCCACAATATCACCAGACCGATATGTAGGTTCCATCGAATCGCCACTTATTCGAATAAGGAAGTCGACATTCTTGAAACTAGGTATAACGAAATAATCGTATGCGTTGATGTCTGCGTCCTCTTCTCCTGCGAAATAACCTGCCATTGCGGTTTGCGAAATGAGCGGGACACCCTTTTTCTCGGTCTTAGAGTGGCGTTTTGTGGGGGTTGTCGCCTTAGGCATGGGAGTGGATACTAACAGCTGGGTAGCCTTTGGAGCAGCCAGTTCTGCCTTGATCATGTTGCCTTCACCGGTAAGAAGCCATCCAGGGGAAATATCTTTGCATTTTGCAAAAATTAGGTCGTAATCAATGGTATTACGGGACATCCAGGTACTAATAGTAGAAGGGGAAACTCCGAGTCTTTTCGCAAATCGGGATGGTTTCCCCTCATCAAAATGAGAAATTAAGGCCTCTAAACGTTCTTTTTTATTCATATTTTGCATTTTGAGAAATAAAAGAGGAGAAATATTTTGCAGATTGCAAAATTAGTTCTATCTTTGCAACGTGTTCAGAACAGAACACGCGCCAAAGATACTAAAAAAGGCGCGATTGTACAAATTTTAAAACTTAAAGAAGATGAACGGAAATATCGAGATAAAGGAATGGGCGACCAACGATTTCAAGGGAAGGGTGGCCCAAAGGCTGATGACGGACCGCGTGCGGTTCAGCTACGACCCCGAAGAGGGCATCGTTTTCGCCGCCCCCGAGGAATACGTGAAGGGCCTCATATATAAGCTGATGGTTTGCGATGGTGTTAAAAGTCGCCCCAACATACACGAATACAATAAATAAAAGGAGATACGGACATGAATACAGAAAAAAAGAACAGCAGGCTGGCGTTGCTGGCCAAGGACGTGGAGAACAAGTTGGCTGTCATGGCCAAGGACTTGGAGCGGTACAAGGAGGTTATGGCGGAAGACTACGAACGTTTTTTCCGCTGGCACTCGGAAGACGCCTACAAGATGCAGGTGTACAAGTTGGAGTTCGAACGCCTGCTGGTGCGCATTGGCGAGGGCGACTCGGGCAAGCTGCGCGAATACCTGCGCAACAGGGTGGACGGCACGCAGGCGTTGCTGCTGGAAGCGAGCGTGAGGGGGGACGTCATGACATCTGTGGCCCTGGCCAACATCAACGAACTGGAAGCCAAACGCCGCATGTGCGAGCAATACCAGATGATGCTGGACTTCATTGGGAATGGGAACGAAGAAGAACTTAACGGGCAGAGAATATGAAAAGGGAGAAAAACATCAATCGTCAAGACAAGGAGAAATTATTCGCGGCTCTTCAAGAATGCAGGAGATGTGCATGCCGCCTACGCCGTCGAATAGATCGCATAGAGCGCGAACTATCTGGGAATAGTCAACCACAGAGCGGAAGCGTTTGCACTCACGCTCAATGCGAAGGTTCAGTTCCACATGGTCGACGCCATTCATTTCAGCATCCTCGTCGGGATAGTAATAAGAAAGGCTATGGCTACAAGACAAGGCTAGTGGAGTCAGATGCGCTTCAATGCATTGTTCGGAGAACTGAACCAAGTCAGTCTCAGACCTCGTGGTGGCTTGCCGTCCTTGACGAATTGTAACCGTCGCTTTGAAAAGGTATCTGTTTGTGTCCATAATTTGTTCCATTTTGAAATTCGGGCATAAAGTTAATGAAAAAAAACAACATAAAGGAAGAAAGACGATGAAAAGGAAGATAGTGGTGACCGCCGAGGTTAAGCAGAAACTTATGAAACAGTTCGGGGCTGGGGAGCGCAGCCTGTTCAACGCACTTACGTACGACGAGCGGCGCGGCAACTCGCCAACGGCCAAGCGCATCAGGGAGTCTGCCATGAAGAACGGGGGCGTGTCGATGGCCGACGACTGCCTGGACATGGAGACCATCCACCTGGCCGACGGCACGATGCGTCAGTTTTTCCCGCGCGGCACGGTGATGACCGTGTTCCGCAACGGGGTGGTGACGATAGAGAAGAACGGCCGCCTGGTGAAGAAGGAGCAGTGCCCCGGACTGATAGACGATTATGAGGAGCTGCAACGCCTGGCCGCAAAGGTGGACGGCGCGGAGCGCGTTACGGTGCTGAGGTAAAGGAGGCACATGGCTATGGTAGAGTATTACGAAGGCCGGCTGTGCATCCCTGCGAAGGAGCTGGTGGAGCGGGGACTTGTGAGCGAGGCCAACTACAAGAAGATGGCGATACGCAAAAAGTTCGACGTCGCCCGCACCGCCCGCGGCCTAGGCAACTACGCCCTTGTGGCCGTGGACACGCTGCCGGCTGCGATGAAGGAGGCCGTGAAACGCGCCTACCCTAACCTGCGCATCGTGCGGCTGGTGAACTGGGTGCGCGAGAACTACGACTACGACCAGCGCGCCTACGCCTTTTTCTCCGACCCTGCGCAATGTGGCGTTGAGCTGCCCCGGCGACACGTGAGGGAATACACCGTGAACGCAGGCGTGATAAGTGCGGCCGTCGCCCTGTACAACAGCGCGAAGGCGCAGCACACGGTGATGGGCGAGGCGTATGATTGGGACATGATGGCCGAGGCCATCGACGTACTGAAACAAGAGTACGGCCACACGCTGCCCACATCCACCCTGCGATTTAGAAAGAAGGTGGCCGAGTTCAAGAAGAAGGGCTACGTCTGTCTGATAAGTGGCAAGTTCGGAAATCAGAGCGCGCGGAAGGTGGACCACAAGACGGAGCGGCTGATACTGGGGCTGGCCGTGCTGCCCAACAAGCCTTTCAATAGCAACGTGCACGATATGTACCTGAGCTTTGTGTGTGGCGAGTTGGAGGTGTACGACCCCGAGACGGGCGAACTGTTCTGCCCGGACGACTTTACGCTGAAGAACGGCGAGCCGAAGACGCTGAGCGAGGGCACCATCAACAATGTGCTGAATGCGCCTAAGAACAAGCTGATGGTGGAACATGCGCTATCCACCTATACCACGTTCATGCACGAACAGATGCCACACATGCACCGCCACTCCGGCCGTTTCTCGCTTTCGCAGATCACGATGGACGACGTGGACCTCACGCGCAAGCTGAAAGACACCAAGCAGCGCGTACACGCATACTACGCCTACGATGTGGTGAGCCAGTGCGTGCTGGGTGCTAGCTACGGCCGAAAGAAAGACGAGAGCCTCGTAGTGGACTGCTTCCGCGACATGTTCCGCACCATAGCTCGCCACGGATGGGGCATACCGGCCGGCATCGAGGTGGAGAACCACCTGATGAGCCAATACCGCGACGGTTTTCTGCGAGCAGGCGAGGTTTTTCCCTTCGTACATTTCTGCGCCCCGCAGAACTCGCAAGAGAAGTACGCCGAGCCGCTGAACGGAGCCAAGAAACGCAGCATCATACACAAGAACCACACGGGTATCGGCCGCTTCTACGGCAAGGGTAAGTGGAGGCAGGAATACAAGAAGGTTAGCGACGAATGGAACGACACTTACGAAGATCGGGAATACTTCACCTGGGAAGAACTGGTGGCCGACGACCGCGCCGACAGCGCAGAATGGAACAACACGCTGCATCCCGACCAGAAACGCTATCCCGGCATGACGCGATGGCAGGTGCTGGTGGCCAACGTGAACCCCACGCTGCTGCCATACGACGCACGGACGTTGGCACGGCATATCGGCGAGACTGTTGAGACCAGCGTAAGGAGGAATTCAACAGTGCGCGTGGCACACGAAGACTGGTGGCTGAGCAGTACAGCAGCACTGGAACGCCTTGCTCCGAACAACTACAAGGTGACGGCCTATTACCTGCCGGATGAAGAGGGAGGCCCGACGGACGTGTACCTCTACCAGGGCGACCGCTATATAGATAAGGTGGAAAGGGTTGAGACCTTCAACCGCGTGATGGCTGAGCAGACGGACGAAGACGTGGTGAAGTTCATCGAGCAGCAGAAGAAAGTTTCAGGCTTCAGGAAATACGTAACCGACAACGCCATCCAGCGCGTGGGTGTGATGAAGACGAAGGTGGAACTGACGATAGAAGACGAAGAGGACTTGGAAGTGGCCACGCCACAGGCAGAGGAAGAGGTGCCGTTGCCCCCGATAATGGCAACAGACTGGAGCAGGGCCGGCGTGGATGCCACATAACGGCAAACTAACGATAATCGAACGACATTAAAACAGCATTAGAACATGACACAAGACACCAAACAGCGGATATTGGCAGCCGTGGCCGCCAACCGCACCAACTACCCCAGCGACGCCAAGCACGCCGCAAGCCTGGGAATAAGCACAAGCGTGTACAGCGCACTGAAGAACGGTCAGACCGACAAGACGCTGAGCGATGCTAATTGGATATCGATAGCCCGCCGTCTGGGTGTGGAGCTGCGCGCCAGCATCGAGTGGAAGGCGGCACGCACACCGGTATACCAGTTCGTTATGGCACAGCTGGAATTCTACCAGCAGAGCGGCACGAGCGGCATATTGTGCGACATGCCCAACATCGGCAAGACGTTCACCGCACGCCTGTATGTGCAGACACACGCCAACGCGGTGTACATAGACTGCTCGCAGGTGAAGACCAAGCTTAAGCTGGTGCGCAAGATTGCAGCAGAGTTCGGCGTGAACGCCCGCGGACGGTATGCCGACGTGTATGACGATCTGGTGTATTACCTGCGCTCCATCGAGCAGCCCCTCATCATCCTAGACGAGGCGGGCGACCTACAATACGAGGCCTTCCTCGAATTGAAAGCCCTTTGGAACGCCACCGAGCGCGCCTGCGCCTGGTACATGATGGGTGCGGACGGGTTGAAGGAGAAGATAAACCGCTCCATCGAGTGCAAGAAGGTGGGCTACACCGAGATGTTGAGCCGATACGGCGACCGCTACTCGAAGGTTACGCCCGACGACGGCCGCGAGCGCGACGCCTTCCTTGCCGAACAGGCCCGCATCGTGGCCAAGGTGAACGCTCCAAGTGGCACGGACATCGCCGCCATAGTACGCCGCACGGGCGGAGGGCTGCGGCGCGTTTACACAGAGATAGAGAAACTTAAACGAGCAAACTGATGGCCAGGACAAGAGCGTACACACCGCGTGAAGTTGGTGAGAAACGATACAAGACCCTACCCTGGGATGGCGAATGGCAACGCGTGTTCGGACGGCCTGCACTCAACGAGCTGTGGTTCATCAGCGGCGCATCGGCCCAGGGCAAGAGTTCGTTCGTTATGCAGCTTGCCAAGAAACTGTGCGAATACGGCCGCGTGCTGTATGTGAGCGGCGAGGAGGGCATACGCCAGTCGTTTCAACGTCGCCTGCAACTCTTCCACATGGAGGACGTGAACCGCCGCTTCTTCATCATCGAAGACACAAGGATAGAGGCACTCACCGAGCGGCTGGCCAAGCACAAGAGCCCCCGTTTCGTGGTGATAGACAGCTTTCAGGTGGCCGAATGGACATACGAAGAGGCAATGGCACTGAAGGCGCGTTTCCCACAGAAGACGTTTATATACGTATCGCAAGAGCACAAGAGCGCACCGATGGGCAAGCCTGCCGTTCGTCTTCGCTACATTGCCGGCGTTAAGGTGCGCGTGTCGGGATTCGTCGCACTCTGCATGGGACGCGAGAACGAACATCATGGGCAAGGTTTCGTGGTTTGGGAAGAGGGGGCGGTGAGGTATGGCAACGGAAGCCTCACCCCCAGCCCCTCTCCA